CCTGTCGCTCCAGTGTTTGTCGCAGTACCTGGAACGCCAGTGGGTCCACTTGGGCCAGTCATACCTGTATTACCGGTAACCCCGGTCGCACCAGTATTACCAGTATAACCGGTGAACCCAGTAAGCCCTGTGCCACCAATAGGACCAGTGGGTCCTACAACCCTCTGCGGCATTGGAACACTGACTACGTTAATGACGGGCATTATACACCACTCGTAGTCACACCAGATTGCACTTTTACATGGCCGGCACAGAGCGCGTCGCGTTCACCGGTTACACCGTTCACCATGATCAAATCATAGTGGTACTCTGTGCCTGCTTGAAGTACAGCACGCAGAGCAACATCAGTCACGTTAAAATGAAGAATGCGCTTGACTGGATCGTCAACCACAATTGAACCAGCAGCACTGCTAAGCGATAAAACCGGTGTAGTATCGGACGAATGGACCTTCAGGTCCATTAAGAAACTCATACCGGTAAAGCTCCAAGTCGTGTCATCTGGCAAGCCAAACTGGAGCGCGTCTGACCACCACCGGTTCAACGCGATGGCAAAGTCAACAGTTGTAATTCCACGTTCACTCATTAGAATACCCTATAATTGCCCACCGATACCCCGCCGCGCTGGCTCACGGTCCTAAATTGCTGTGGATACTGCCACGCCTGACCACCGACTGTGTTCATCCGCATGGCGCGAACGCGAGCAATATTCACACCCTGCCGGAAGGTCTGATAATTCAATATGCCCATCTTTGGATCAGAGTATGGCCTATTGTCCTGAAGCTGAAGCTTACCTATGACGCCGGCCATAAGCCAGGTCTCGTACATTCGGATAATCGAAGCCGGCACCTCAGGCAACTCACTACCATGAGGGACGCGAACATTTTTGAATGTCGTCACCCAAACCGGAAGCGGACTGGACTGGGCAAACTGTAGCCGCATGACCGGAGGTTCGGGCATGTCAGCACCTAAGGGGAAACCATTGAAATCGAATACCGCCCCAATCCCAATGATCTCCCCTTTAGGCTGCGGATCAAATAATGGGCTTAGGGGATTGCCAGGCTCCAGCCAATAATAGAGGACATACGGTTGCAAGTTCCCCGGTATAATTTCTCGCCACACCGAACTATCATTGAAAAACTCATGCAGCACTTCGTAGATAACTGATCGGATCATGGCATCGCTGGCACCGGCCATGCGAATACGCACATTATCATACAGAAACTTCATGTGCTCGTGTTTATAAATTGAACCCGTAGGACCGGTTGCACCAGTTACACCGTAAAACGCCGGCCCCGTGACGGCACCGCTAGGGCCCAGAAACTGGATGTTGGTGCCGGTCGGGCCGGCCAACCAAGGTTGCCAAAATTCTTGTTCTGCCATTGTTAAATCCTAGGTGGAACCTTGCCCTTGGTCGGATCGATCCCAGTCATCATGTTCACGAACGTCTTCATGAAACCGGTTGACCGTTCGTCTTGAATGTCTTCCTGATCACGTGCCAACGCATGGGCCGTTATACCGTGCACGAATGCCTGCCGGAATGATTGCTCCATAGGAACCCATTCCTGCCAAGTAGGATTATCGTCATCATCGTTGTCCGTGCCAGATTGGGTATCTTCAGCATCCTCCCAGAAATACTGCGGCACATTGTCCAGGTTGTCAAAGAACAGGTCCGGACGAAGCCGACGTGCTTCGAGCATGGTGGCATTCATGGCCCGGATCAGGCTCTTGGTGGAATAGCGGTACGGCTGAATACGGTCCTGGAGCAGGGTTCGCACGTCTTCAAGGTACCCACCGACGATATCGTACGCCATGATTAGGACCCAGTTGGACCAGATGCACCCGTTGTACCGGTCGTACCAGTCGTACCAGTTGCAGATAGTTGGGCGACAAAGTTTTGCAAAGTCGTAATAGTGCTATTGAGCACTACTATAACTAACTGGTTTGCAATAGAAGCAGTACCAGGATTAGCCTGGGACAAACCTGACAAGGAATTTGCCATGGCAGTCAAATTCTGTACCAAGTTGTATATTGCGGCTGTTAGAGCTTGAAGCTGTGCTAGGTTCATAGGAGTTACTCCAAAGAAAAAGCCCTCCGGGAGAGAGGGCTGTAGGGTACGCGGGGAGGGTTAAGGGATGGTTAGGAATGCCTCATGTAGGTAAGCAAAGCTTCTAATTGTTCCCCTGTTGCGTCTTGTTTAAGTCGGTTTGCTTTATGAGAAAGAACAAACACATTTCCTGGCACATACCCAAGCGACGGGTCTCGCTTATCAAGAGTAGGAAACGCATCCCTTTTATTGTGTAACCGATTTCCAGTAGGGGTCGTGTTATAGTCTAGCTCGATACCAAAAATTGGACAGTGGGTTACCCAGGATATATCGGCAACCGTGATCGTGCATGGGTACCCTTTTTTCTTAGCCCTAGCCCGAGCGTTTATTACCATAACGTCTTTTGGATTGTTCGCCCGCCATTGACGTTGTAACTCAGCATATCGGGGCAAATGAGCACGCTGATATTCTTTTTGGCGTTCTCTATCCCGCAGATCATTTGCACGAACTTTATCTGGGTTTTTAACTCTCCAAGCTTGCATATAGAGACGACGTGTTTCCGGGTCTTTCTGTGGCATAACAACCTCCTAAAATGGAAACTGGAGGGACCTTACGCCCCTCCAGTGAGATTGTCAACCGTTAACTTGAAGGCTTTTTATAAACCCTCTAAGTCATTGATATTACGAGCCAGGAGTGACCTGAGCTTGGACAAGTGCCTTACCATCCACTACCTGGTACCCGTATACCTGTAGACCACGGAGGATTTGGCCAAATGTTAACTCGGATCTTAGGGTCTCCACCTTGCTGATTTGCGACGCAAAAGTAAGCCCATGGGCGTGCCCAGCGAAGATAGGCCATTCACCCGGCTGGAAGTGCGCGCTGTCCGTGCTGTTGTTCGGGAGAAGGTTGGACACGTAGATCGTGAACCGATCAATCATGCCAAGGCGCCCGTTGCGCAGCATGGAAACGCTATCACCAGACAGATAAGCCTGACGAAGCTCGGACTGCTTGATCATGCGACCAGCCCATGCCGGTAGCACGACCCATCGGCCGACTTCCGGAATGTTCTGTTCGTCAAGCACCTGACCCATGCGCATGAGAACGTCGAGAAGTTCGACCTCACCAGCGCTAGGATCGCGGGCCACAACCGAAAGTGGCGTACCGGCGATACCAAGGTTTACAGTGCCGGTGATTGCACCAGCATTCAAACCCTGGTTTGCGGCAACCATCTGGCCGACAATGCCGTCAAGAACGTCCTTGTCAACGTAGATTTTCAGTTGCTGTGCAGCGTCATCCGACCACATGGACAGGATGTTCAAGTCCGACTGGACTTCCATCACGTCGTCAAGGATCAGAGAGAACAACGCACCGTTACCGATGTATAGTTCCACCGTGCCACCACTCGGGCGGTCCAGAGGAAGCAGTTCATCGGCAGAGTAGTTGTGAATGGTGATCGTGGGCTTCGTGCGAATTTTCACACGGTCGCCCTTATTCTTAATTTCACCCTCGTAATCCGTGTTGCTAATCGCAGCAAGGACAGTTGAGGCGTAAAACTTTTCCACCAGCTTACCGGACCAAATCTCCGGAATAAATCCCGTAGCTTGGAGGGTGTTGGCGGTACCACCAGTCGGGTACAGTGTCGTACCACCGGCCGGTGCAATTGGGAAGGCCCCGCTAGGAATGGCCATAATAAAGCCCTTTTTTGCTGTGGGGGCTTTACTGTCATGGTACTTATACCAACGCTACAGGTACAGAACCCCCTTGGTTGAATTTTGAGTGATCACACTATCGTCAGCGGGTTCAAGACCGGCTTCGAAGTTCTTAGGTGGAGGCGCGGACTTTTGGTCGGCGGCTCACGAACTTGTGTGCAGAGTTGTCTTACTCTCAAAAAGTAAACGACTTGTTACCGAACCCGACCTGTTCGCTGACATTCGAAGATGATTGCTTCATCATTCTGCTTGTCAGCTTCTCGTCCTGCGTAAACGCCCTTGCGGACATTCTCGTAGAACTTCGAGATTTGGCCGTGAGTGATCCAGATGGGTTCGTTAGCGGGCGAAGGCTGAGTGCCTTGAGCCGGCTTAGCGTGCCCAGGGGCCGCCAGCATTTCAAGCTGTACTGCCGGTTGGCGAGGCGCGGCTGGGAGCGGCGGCTGGCCTTGGGTCGGCAGAAACTCGGTTGACCCTGTAGCTTCTTCCTCTGAGAGGAAGCCCTTAAAGAACCTACTCACTCTGGCGGCATCTGCGGCCTGGTGAGCCTGGTTCAATAGTTCCTGTCTTACTCTCCCAGAATAAAAATCCGGCAATCGAAGCCATGCCAGCCATCGCGGGCTAGAATTGATTTGGCGCCAATTAGGAACCTCTCGGTCCAAAGAGGTAGTAATATGGTCAACATTCTGCCGGCGAAGCTGCTGCTTAAGAGCAAGATTATCCGCTTCCAAAGCCGCTAACTTAGGCGCAACC